TAGTCAGGCACAGGCACTTGCTGCTCCATCCACTGCCGGTCTACATGCACCTACAGGTCTTGGTGATGGTACAGAAGATGTGTTTGTAATCTTAGTTGCTGCTGCCACTGCCATTGCTGCCAAGGGTACTGGATTCACTGACGGTGTAAATACTGGCATTGGTCACGTTACTCATGCTGGTTGGGTTCGTCGCACAGTTGGTACAGGTAATCGTGCCGGTCGTGTTCAGTACGAAACATTGGTTGCCTCTGGTTCTATCATTGGTGATCAGTCTGACGATATCGAGTTCCCAGACGCATAATAAATACATCAGAGGAGGGAGATTTTCTCCCTCCATTTGAATGGTAGTGTATGCTGTGATTGACCAAAACCTAAAGTTATGTGAAGACAATTTCATATTATACGCAATGCACCACTACGATAATCCGCAGTGTTATCTTATGTCTGAGTTTGCCGAGGACATAAGACGATTTGCATTTATCAAGAAATTGTTTTCTAGATACTTGTCTGATGGGAAACCCAGAGAGCGTCTAGTTCTAAATCATATGATCGTGTTGTACAATCTGTTCGGTGATAGTACCACTAAAATGTTATTTTTTCAAGTGGATAATATACATTGGAAAACACTTATAACATACCTGTTGTATCTGAATAGAATGCCAGAGACAATTCCAGAATACGGTATTGTGCTAAGCGATATTCCATTGGATGAAGAAGTCATCAAAAAACTAAGGAAGGTGTAATGTCTACTGTTGATAATCTGATCGCACTGAAGGTATTGTATATGCTGGTCACTCCGTATAATAAGACGGAAGCATTCAAGACTGGTGTTGTTGATGAGACTGGAAAGGTTCTGGTCAAGGCAAAGGATCGCACACCTGACCAAGCAAACTCCTATGACTATCTGGTGAGACTTGTATTCAATCTAAAGCGATTGATTGGCATGGTGCCTGGTGGTAAGACACAGATTGGATCAATTGTTGCTGCATATTACTTGATCAAAGAGTGTCACGATTCCAAGATACCAATGGCGCTGGTCGAAGAATTGTTTGCAGATGTACTATTGAAAATCAATGAGAATCAGATCACACTGATTGAAGAGTCACTGGTGGTTGAAGAATTCATGTCACTGTTTGAGGACGGTGAAGGTGGTGCTCCTGCCAATGTATCTGGACCATCAGTATCAACAGATATACCTGCAATCAGGATTGGTAAGAATGGTCGCAAGTTCGGTACATTCAATGCTGATGATGAGATGTTCCGCAGGTTCTCCAAGGGTAAGAAAAAGTTCTCACAGTGGAAAGAGTATCTCAATCTATCAGATGAGAAACACAATGAGATTTATAACTATGTAAAGAAAAATCCAAAGGGTGTTGTTATCCTGAAGAATGGCGAGCAGATGAAGGCAATCCGATTCAACCGTCATGGTGGTGGAACATGGCATAAGATCAAACGGGCAAGTAAGAAACCAGCAATTCAAATTGAGAATCTGTAATGTTGATCACTGACTTTCTCACACCATTGGTATTTCACTTTATAGTTTCTATTGGGTTACTATTACTTCTAGTAACATTGCTATATGATGCCATACCATTTCTCAATAAGGTGCCAGGTCTCTCAGCATATAAATTGCCGGCACAGGTTATCGCAATATTGCTGCTGGTGATTGGCGTATACTTTGAAGGTGCCATATCCAATCAAGAGAAGTGGGAAAAGAAAGTAGCAGAGGCAGAGGCAGAAGTGCTACAATTACAGATCGAGTCTGGACGATTGAATCTGCAACTGAGCGAGAAACTTGCTGCATATGAAACAGTCAGAGAGGGAAAGAAAAATGTCATCACCAAAATTATTCAGAATACTGTTACTCATTATGATACTCAGTGCAAGTTGTCTAATTCTTTTGTCGGGGTGCACAACAGCGCCAGTCAGGACACCGTTCCCACAGGTCCCGGAGTCACTGATGAAAACCCCTCCAATGCTAAACCCAGTGAAGTCCTCCAAACAGTAATTGAAAACTATTCAACATACTACGAAATGAGAAACCAACTTATTGGTTGGCAAGAGTGGTATACTAACAATCAAAAACTTTTCGACCAATAGGATATCATGGCACTTCCAGTATCTGGTCCGATATCAGCTGCCAATATAAATGCTGAATTGAATCTGAGTCAAACAGCACCTATATCTCTCAATGATACAGGTGTACGTGGGTTATTCGAACGTGCAACTGGCGAAATCTCATATGCCCATGGATATGGTAAATCTAGTGCTCAGTATCTTCTATTTCCATCTGGTACACTGTATGGGCAAAATTTTCGATCAGTGGCAATATCTGCTGGATGGAATGAGACTTCTTATATTGAATTGACTGTAAATGCATCGACAGTAATAACATCAAATTCTACAAGTATACCGGCTCTAACAATTGCTGGAGCATTCCCCAACGGTGCAAAACTAATAAATAACGGGACAATACTTGGAAGAGGTGGTTCCGGTGGTGATGGTGGTTATGGTGATAATGCAGTTCAAGGTACTGTTGGAGGTACTGGTGGTACTGGTGTATATATTTCCACTCCAATAACCATAGAAAATAATGGTACGATCGGTGGTGGAGGTGGTGGAGGTGGTGGCGGTGGTTCTGGATTGAATGTTGCATATGGCGGTGGTGGAGGTGGTGGTGCCGCGTATGGAACTGGTGGTAATATTGGTAATGTCGGTGCTGCCGGTACATTATTTACTGGTGGTGGCGGTGGTGGAAGAATTGACTTGGGCACAAAAAAGAGGGCACATCCTTCCGGTGCCGGTGGTCCAGGTGGTGGTCCAGGTGCTGGCGGTGGTGCCGGCAATGTGGGTGCAGCAGGCGAGGCTGCGGGTGGTGGCGGAACAGCAGGTGTAGCAACTACTGGAAATTCATATGTTACTTGGACTGCTACTGGTACAAGATATGGATCTCTCAACTAATAGATAACATAGGATATCATGGCAGATATACGAACAGAATCAGAAATAGCAGTATTGAAAAGTGTTGTCACGCGTCTTGACAACTCAATAGCAACTATGTCTGAAGTGTCAGTAAATATATCTAAATTATTGGCAGCACACGAAGAACGTATCAATAACCTTGAAAAAAATAGTAATGATGTGACATTTGATATTCGGGATGTTCACTCAAGGATCAGTACAATGACAAAAGAAATCTTGGACAAGTTGGATGAGTCCGAAACTAAACTAGAACAGAAAATCAAAGAGTCGAACGAAAGTACCAGTGATCATCTCAAGGAACTGCAGATTGAGATCCACAAACTTGATGAACGTATCTCATTTGTTGAGAGATGGAAGTGGTCTGTAGTGGGTGGTGCCATTGCAGTTGGTTGGTTGATTTGGGCAATTGGTCGTCCAGCCATGGCAATCTTGGGACACTAAAAATAAATTTGATTGAAATGATGAAATAAGGTATAATAGTATTATTGAGTAGATTAGTGAGTCCTTCATATTATGTTGCATATTGACTGTAAATACGTACAAATTCTCGGTCCTAGACTGAGAAACTTCAAGAAAAAGTCGGATTATTTGTGGAATTTCAGTTGTCCTATCTGTGGCGACAGTTCCACAAATAAGACGAAGGCACGTGGTTATATCTATAGGACAAAGACAGATCTGTTCTATCGTTGTCACAACTGTAACCATGGAACTAATTTAGGCAACATCATCAAGCACATTGATGAAGGTCTATACAAACAATATGTGGTTGAACGGTATCGTGAAGGAGCAACTCAATACAATTCCCATAAGGATATTGGTAAATTACTTCCTGTTGCATCCAAAGAACTCATACGTGAGACTAATGTACTGGATGGATTGAAGTCAATATCCGATCTACCGGAAACACACCCAGCAGCAAAATATGTGGCATCAAGACTTATCCCAAGACAATACTGGGATGTGCTATACTATGCACCAAAGTTTATGACATGGAGGAATGTCATAACAGTATATACTGTTGATGGTAAATTTACAGATCACCCAAGACTAGTAATACCGTTTTTCAATACTGATGGAAAGTGTTTTGCTTTTCAGGGTAGAGCATTTGGAAAAGAATCACCTAAGTATCTAACTATAAAACTTGATAAGGACGAACAGAAAATATATGGACTGGACCGGATTGATGTTTCAAAAAAAGTATATGTGGTTGAGGGACCGATTGATTCACTATTCCTACCCAATGCAGTTGCTGTTGCTGGATCCCATCTTGACTTACATATTCTTGACGGTATTCTTTCTAAAACGGTTATCATAGATAATGAACCAAGAAACAAAGAGATCACAACTCAGCTTGACGGATATATAAAAAAGGGGTATGCTTGTTATATTCCACCAGATAATTTATTGGCAAAGGATATCAATGATCTTGCCATGTCTGGTATGTCACAAAGCGAGATCGTAAACCTTATAGATAGTAATA